AAACTGCTAAATTTTTGCACGTGGCTACCGAACCTAAGCGCAAATTTGACTATCCCGCGCGATACGTCTAGCATTACCGCGGACTTCGTAGAGGAAGGCAAAAGACGCGATGCTGAAAAGATGACGTTTGACAACATTTCGCTAAGCCCTCACACTCTAAACGCAAATATCGTCATCACTAGAACGATGCTAAATATGAGCGCGTTTGAGCTTGAGAGCTTTGCATTTAGGAAACTAAAAGACGCGATCCGCAAAAAGATAGAGCAAACGCTGCTTTACGGCAACGGAGTCGTAAAAGGGCTATTTGCTACAAGCGGAGTGCCGACCGTCGCCGGATACATGACCGCGCCTACTTTGGAGCTTACCTTGGCCTTTGGCGATAAGCTAGACGCAGCCGGACTTGATACCGAGCACTCGAAGTTTTTCATCAACGGAACGGACATCAGCAAGCTAAGAAGCACGAAGCGCGGCAACAGCACCGAGCGCATGTTAATCGACGTCGGAGATAATGACCTTCAAGGATACGCCTACTACAAAAATAACAACCTAAAAGCGGGCGACGTGATCTTTGGAAACTTTGAGGATATTTGGATCGGAGCGTTTGGACCGCTTGAAATCCTGCCGCTAATGCAAGAGGGCGGAAACGTATTGCTTCAAGCATTTTACGACATCGACGCAAAGCTAGCGCGCGAGAAGAGCTTTGCTATCTCAAAAACATCTGTTTAAATTTAGAGCGTAAGGGGTGAGTGTGGCTCACCTAAAAAACTGGAACCCGCGAAGCAGGGCTTTAGGGGTTTTGAAAGGGCGTAGCCCTTCATCGTAAAGGCGGGCTCGGCTCGCCTGCGAAGTAAAAAAGAAAGGTAAAAAATGAGCAAATATATAGTTTTATACGCCACGTTAATCGGCGTTGATTTTTGCGAAGAGGGCGACATCATCGAGCTACCTGATGGAACGGATAGGAATTTTGTCGCACGCATGCAAACCATCGGGGCGATCGCGCCTTATAACGGTAAAAAAGATGCGGCAACAAGCAACAAAGACGATAAAAAAGATGCCAAAGATAACAAGAAAGCAGCATCTAATAAAAGCAAAGAGGCCAAGAAAGACGATAAAAAACCGCCCGAGGACGACAAGGACGCCAATGCCAAAGGGCTTGACGAAAACGGCAATATAAATGATTGATCTAGATATGGTGAGAAACGACGTCAAGGGTATCTTAAATCAAAATTTTAGTATAAATTTGAGATGCATAAGGGCGGACAAGCTCATCAAATGCCATTTTAACGCAAACTCTAAGGTGATTTACGAAAACGGGGCGGTAGGCACGGAAATAACCGCCCTAATCACGCTTGAAGATGCGAAAAATATAAGGCTAAAAGACGAGATCGATATACTAGGCACTAGATACGAGATCACGAAAAGCGTGCTCGAAAGTCAAGTGCTAAAAAGACTATTTTTGAGAGAGATTTAATGCCAAAGAAACAATATATAGAGGAAGCAACGAAAATAGAAGTTGCAGACGCAAGCTCAAATACCCAGCAACCCGGCGAGCCTGAAAATGTCCGAGCTCAGATAATAAGCGCACTAAAAAAGCATTTAGAGAGCTTAAATTTTAACGTTGAGGTTTTTGAAATTTACGTATTTGACAAAGACAATCTACCGTTAATCATCATAAAAGACACCGACGACGCAGTTGAGGCGGTGAGCTTTGAGCGGATCAAGCATGAGCTAAGCGTAAGCATAAATTTGATCGCTTCGTCGTATAGCAAAAACGACGAGCTGCTATTAAAAGTGCTAGATAGGCTAAAGAGTTTTGAAGGCAAATTTAATTTTATGGAGCTTAACGCCGTAAATCGCTCAAATATCGAGGTTTTGGATAAAGACTACGTTATGACCGAGCTAAGGCTGAGTTTCGTTTATCATACGCGGCTTTGGAGCGTTTAAATGCAATTTATCGGCACGATCTGCGAAGTGAGCGAAAATAAAAGCCTTGTAAGGGTCGAATACCTAGGCACGAAAACAAAGCTCATCCCATACGTCCAAAGCGCAAACTCGTTTAAGCGCACGTTTTCGCCGCCGCGAGTCGGAGAGCAGGCAATCGTCCATCAACTAAGAGACGGCGGGATTAAATACGCCGTGGGCGCGATCTTCAATCAGGGGTGCCGCGAGCCTGAGGGAAGCTCTCAAACTAAAGAGATAACGCAATACGAAGACGGCACGATAATCAGCTACGACACGTCAAGCTCTACTCTTGAAATTCTATCCCCAAAGCAGATAAATATAACCTGCGACAACGTAAATCTAACTGCTAAAAACGTGAATGTTACCGCAAGAAATACGACCGTGAAAAGTCCGGATATAAAGCTTTTAGGAAATACGCTTATCCAGGGCGCTATATCTACATCGGGAGACGGCGGGGGTAGCGGAAATTTTGAAATAAACGGAAACGTAAAAATAACCGGATCTATAACGGCCGGAGGCGATGCGAGTTTTGGCGGTAGCGTAATCGACGCTCGCGGAAATTTAACCGATCACACCAATAACGGATACGTAAGAGACTGAGGTGTAAACCTCGTATCATGAATTTAACTGCGCCAAAACTACAAAAACCCCTTGTATAAAAGAAAACGATATTTTTATATTATGTCCTCGTTAAAGCCGTAGGGCGGCGTTTTGTCCTTTTCGCCGCCTCGTTTTCTAGGATGAACGATGTATCAAATAAGCGAACTTGAAAATATCAGGCGCATTTGCAAAACCTCAAAACTAACAAAAACCCTGCGCCCGACGTTTGGGATAGATAGATACATCGATAAGCAAATGACGCTAAGCGAGCTTTTGGCGCTCAAGCGCGATCTAAAGTCACAAATTTTAACATTCGAGCCGCGGGTGGAAAATCTTAAAATAGAGCTTACTCCGCGAGCCGATAATATTTTAGACGTCAGAATAGACTACACGATAAAGGGCGAATTTAACGAAAATGAAGTGAGGCTAGCCTTATGAAACCCCTAAGAGTGCCGCAATTTATCAAGCCTCTAGACATAGAAAAAGAGCGCGCAAACATAATCGAGGAATTCAGACGCAAAAGCGGCAAACTTGATTATACTCCGCTAGTCGGCGACGACTACATGACATTGATCGACATATTTTTATATCGGTTAAATAACTTCTTCGAGCTTATTAACGTAAAAGTGGCAAATAACTATCTAAATTTTAGCACCGGCGAATATCTCGACGAGCTAGTTAAGCTTATAGGCATTAAGCGAAACGAGGAAGTAAAGCCTATCGCAGAGCTTGAAATCGTAGTTAATTCCCCAACGTTTTTAGCTAAGGGGTCAAAATTTACAGACGGGAATGGGCATTTTTCGTTTTTGCTGCAAGATGTAAGTATATCTGACAAAGCAGTTGTAAAAGTAGAAGCGAGTGAATATTTTAAGGAAAACTACGAAACTACGATCCTTGAAATCCCCAATATTTACGTCAAGGAAATAACGCAAAAAACCTCTTTTAGCGGGTTTAAGGCGCGCGAGAGCGATGACGAGCTAAGAAATAGATTTTTACTCGCAACGCATCGTTTTAGCACGGCAGGAAGCCAAAAGAGCTATCTTTTTTACGTGCTGAGCGTAGAGGGTATCACGAAAGCAAACGTTTACCAATTAAGCCCCGGCGTTGTGCAGATAGTATATTTTTCCAAATTTGAAAACTCTATAGCCGAGACCAAAATAAAAGAGACCCTGCTCGGCAAAACGCCCCTGACCGATGACGTGCGCATCAAGGCCGCATCGCGCGTAAATTTGGATTTGACGCTAGGAATTTCACCTCGTCAAGATTTCATGTTTAGCGAGGTTTTGACAAGCGCAACCGCAAAAATAACGGAGTTTTTCTCAAAACTGGAGATAGGCGAAACTCCGCATTTTAGCGCGATTATAGAAGCGGCATTCGACGAAAACGCAAAAGCCGTCGAGATAAAAAGCCAAATCCCCAAAATCGGGCGCGACGAGATCCTAATCTTAAACAATTTGAGAATTTTAAAGGCTAGCGATGTTTGATTTGCGCGCGTATTCGGATGTTTTGTTTCGCGTCGATGAGGTGATGAGCGATAAGTATGGCGAATGGCTGAAATTTGACGATAGATTTTTTTACTCGCAAAACGATTTTAATCGGGCTTTTTTGGCGTTTATGTTTGACGTTGAGCCTAAAAGCTCAAGCTTAGAGGAGACTAAAGAACTTTTAAAAGAGCCCATAAAAACCTATTTTAATGAAGGCACTTTTTACTCTCTTAACAAGGCGCTAAAAGCGTTTTATTCGCAGTGCGAGATCAAAGAGTGGCATGAATACGGCGGCGAGCCTTACCGCTTTAAGTTAATTTTGGAAGCCAGCAAAAAAGGCATAAGCGAGGCGAGCTTAAAGAAGACTACCGAGATAATAGAGGCCTACAAGAACGTTAGAAGCGTTTACGACGGCTCGGTTATAAAACTTGCTTCAAACGCGAATATTTACGCCGGCGTTTGTTTGAGCGCCGGGGCTACTATTTGCGTAGATCCCCTTACGCCGCGAGATATTGAGACGAGCCAAAGCGCTTATTTTGCGTGCGCTTTAAAAACCGAAAATATTATAAATTTAGGAGATATAGATGCAAGAATACTTTAGCCTTTTAACGGCAACGGGGGCGAATTTATTAATAAACGCCGTCGCCAACAAAACGCCCGTTAAGCTCAGCAAAATAGCCGTAAGCGATAGCGAGATCGCCCCTAGCGAGGCAGCTACCGCGCTCGAGAACACTAAGCATGAATTCGCGATTAACTCTCTAACTCAAGACCCGCAAAATTCATCTATTCTCAACGTAGAGGGCGTAATACCCTCTAACGTCGGAGGATTTAATATAAGGAAATTTGCAATATTTACGCAAAGCGGGGAGATGTTTGCGGTAGGCCGCGTTCCGCTGAGCTATAAGCCCGCTCTAAATCAGGGCGCTGGAAGCGATCTGGTATTTAAGATTAGAATTTTAATCGGCAACGTTTCTAATATCGAGCTTAAAGTAGATAATAGCGTAGTTTTAGCTACCAGAGACTGGAGCGAAAAAACGTTTCAAAAACTTACCGACGCGATAGATGCCTACTCTAAAACCGAGGCGGACGATAAATTCGCCCTCAAAACCGAGCTACAGGCTGGAGAATTCGAGCCTTACAATAAAGCCTTAATCGACGAGATTAAAATTACCGGAATAAAAGATATTTCGCTTGACCCGGATCCCTTCAAAGACGGCAGCGGAGAGGCTTTATATAACTTTATGGACGGCGGTAAAGACCTAGCCGGCAAACATCATAGCTCTACGCAATTAGTTATAGCTAATGAAGCGCCTTTCGGTAAAGCGCTCGCGGGATACGCAAACAACGGTAAGTCTTTAGGTATAGACGTAGATTTAAAGTCTAGATGGACTATAAGCTTTTGGGCTAACGATAGAAATCAAAGCTCGGATAGAAGCCTTATGGCATTTAACTCCGGCGGAACGGGAACTTATAGACAGTTTTACCATAGAGCCGCGAGTTCAAACGAGGCTATAGCGGCTAGAGGTTGGGGATTAGAAAAATGGAACGTAATAGAGGGCGTCGATAATTCAAACTCCGGCGAATTTTACTTAAAGGTAACTAAAGAAAACGACGATAAATGGTATCACGTTTTAACTACTTACGACGGCGAATACTTAACTTATTATCATAACGGAGTTAAGGTCGGTAAAGTCCGAGTCGGAGCGGGAGTTGAATTAAAACCTAAATCTAGTAATGCGTGGGTAAAAGGTTTTAATAGCAACGTAAGCGGCGGAGTATTAAGCCAAGTGCGTATATTTAATAGAGCCTTAACGGACGTAGAAGCTAAAACGATATATAACGAGTTTATAGTAGAGGCTAACTCAAATACTACGCTATTAGTAAAAGCTACGCTACTTTTATGTCAGGGTAGAAACGAAAACGGTTTATTCAAAAACAAAGCAATAGCGCTAAATGCGTTTGCGTCCGACGCAAGCGGGCTAAGCGACGGGGCTTATTACGTAAAGGCGACTCAAGATAATACGCTTAAGCTGATAAAGGAAAGACCGAGCATCGGGGCAAAAAGTAGCGCTAGCGAATACTATTTAAACGGCGAGTGGTATAGCAAAGAGGACGTAAAGCTAAGCCCGCAGACTTATCTGCCTTACAAAGCTACGATAAGCGGCGGTAAGATAGTGTCGCTAAGTAAAATAAATTTATATCCTAGCGATACCGGTATAGGCGTAAATCAAACCCTACAAGACGTCACGGCTCAAAGGCAAGCGAACGAAACATACGAAAACACCACCGGAAGACCTATAGAGCTTGTGATATTTATTGTTAACGAGGCTATTAGCATTGTAGTCGACGGTATAACTATTTTTCAAGCAAGCGGCGGCGGAATAAATAGAACGATCACGAAAATAATCCCGCCTAATTCTACCTATAAACTATCGGCTAAACCTCAAAAATGGCTAGAACTTAGATAAAGGATGCGTAATGAAACGATACAAAAACTCAAGCGGAGAGATATACGCTTACGATGACGACGTAAGCGAGGAGCTGCTAAATCAAAGAATAAAAGAGCTAGGGCTAACGCCTCTGACTCAAAAAGAGCTTGACGAGCTAAACAAGCGATACGAGCCTAGCCCCGAGGAGCTAGAGCTAGAGGAAATCAACGAAGCGATCAAAGAAGCCGAGGACGACATCCGTAGAGCGATACTTATCGGCAACGACGCCGTATTGCCTGAGCTAAGGAACGAATACAAAGAGCTACTAGCCCAAAAGCAAGCCCTAGAAAAAGGAGGCGAAAATGAAAAAGAAAACTAAACGCTGCGAGATATGCAGCTCAAAGCTAGACAAAAAAGGCGACTGCCCTTGGAGCGGCTGCCCGGCTAGCCCGAAGTATCAAGAGGGAAAGAAAAATGAAACTGACGAAAAAACAAAAGCTGCAAATTCTTAAAAACGTAGCCGTTGAGCTACCGATAGAGATATTACATTTTATCGTCGTGCCGTTTGCTCTCCTAGCCTGCAACGAGAAAAGCGAGAATTTGCCAAAGTGGGCGGCGTGGTTTGACGACCCCGATTACGGGGTCAATGGCGATGACGGCTGGAGAAACGAACATTTCCCAAACGGCAAGAATAGGACGTATTGGGCTAGACTATGCTGGCTGTACCGCAACCGCATAGGAAACTTCAGCGCAAAGTATCTGGGCGTCAAAGTCGAGGATATAGACGCAAACACCGTGCGCACGATCGGAGATACGCTCGCAACCTACAACAAAGGGCAAAAGAATACCGAGTGCCTTGTCACTTGCAAAATGAAAGACGGGCGCGAGCGTTTCGGCTACTACTGCGAGATCAGATACGGCAAATCAAAGTGCTATTGCCGCATATATCTTGGGTGGAAACTGATGGACGTCGTAGGGATGAGGCAGGACAACAAAGCGCAGTACCTCGAAGCGGACGACAAAAAGATATTGCAAACCGTTTGGGCGATAAACCCCGTAAAAAGGATAAAACAATGAGCGCATCAATGAAATTTGCGGTTATCGCGGCGGCTATTTTGGTCGTCGTCATTGTCGTGGAAATATTAAAGGGGGCGTGATGAATTTTCTAATCGCAAATAAACTTTGGCTGATCATAATCGGCGGACTAGCCGGCGTAATGCTAGGGCTTGGGGCTGAAATTTGGAAGCTCAAAGGCGACATCAAGGACGCAAAAGCGGGGCTAATGGAAGCGCAAAAAGAGTTAGCGATAAAAGAGGCTAATTTTCAAATTGCGACAGCCAATCTTTTTGAGTGCAATACAAAAATACAACTACAAAACGCCAAATTTGAGGCTCTTGAAGCCAAAAGGCAGGACGCAATAAAAGCGGCAAATAAAGCAAAGGCAAGATTTGAAAATTTGACTGCGCCTGCGAAAAATGCCGATTGTGCGGAAAAGTTGAAATTCTACGAGGGGCTGATGAATGAAGCCGGCAAATAAAGAGATGAGGCTAAAAAGTGATTTTGTAGTTCTTTGCGGCACATTGATAATCTTGGCGATTATTTTCTGTGGGTGCGCGGGCAAAGATCCGCAAGTCATTATCAGAACGGAATATAAAGACGTATTCGTTCCGATACGTTGTATAAATAAAATGCCAAATAAGCCAAAATACGATCATGAAAATATGCAAACCGCGCGCGAGTTGATGGAATACTATAAAACTTGCGAGGAGCTTTTAAAGGGCTGCATGTCGCAAGCTAACGAAAAGAGCAAGGAAATAAGCAATGAGTGAGCTGGTAATTAGAAAGATTAAGGGCTTTAAGATAAGCAGGAAAAGAGCGCTAGAGATAGCCTTATCGATCTTGCTTGCCTTGATCTTTGGGGCAGCGATAGGATGAGCCCTCTCTGTAAAGAATACCTATATCTGCTCTGGGTATTGCTAGTCGGCGCGATAGGCGGCATTTTAGGACTACTCAATGAAGACGGAGAACCTAGAAAACATCGCACCAAGTGGGCTTTTACCGCCGCTACTTTTACGGCTATGTTTCTTTGCTGGGCTACATTTGCGATCGTGAAATTTTTTATACACGACGTTGAGTTTGCGCTAGCTATCGGCGGGATTATCGCCTTTATGGGTGCAGAATGGGTTAGACGAAAAATCAACAAAGCCGCAGATAAAAAGATAGACGCAATCGCCTCAAAAGACTACAGCGATGAAATGAGCGACTATGAAAGGAATTTAAAATGAAGCTAAAAATCACGAGGTTTAAAAATATCAAAGACGGCACGCTCGGCAAATTCGAGCTGCTTTTTAGCGGCAAGATATTTTTAGAGGGATACACGCTAGAGCCTGCGGGTGCTGATGAAACTAGGCGCGGGATGGATAGGCGAATACCCGATGGGGTTTATGACGTCGCTTGGCGGCACTCGCCAAAATTTAACCGCATTTTACCCGTGTTATTTAACGAGCAAGTGCCTAAAGACCGCTGCATTTTGATTCATGCGGGCAACTATCCGAAAGATACCGAGGGCTGCATACTCTTGGGATCTACGTTTAGCGATGAGGGCGTTTTTAATAGCCTTAGCGTGTTAAAAAAGTTTTTAGCTCTAGCTTTAAACAAAGAGCTCCAAGTGGAAATAATCAATAAATTTTAGAAAGTGAGGTAAAAAAATGCCAAGTAAATACGGCGTCAATGTCGAGTTTTATAACGGCTCGCTAAACCCATACGAGATCAACAATCGCCGCCCGATCGCAATAGTCGGCGACGACAGCAAACTAACCGCTGGGCTTTACGTTTATAGCACCGTCAAGGATGCGCTTAAGGAGGTAGAGGGCGGCACGATAAAAAACGCGCTTGAAGACCTAAAGGCATGCGGAATTCATACGCAAGTAGTTCTAAGCTCGTTTAAGCAAAGCGCAAATAGCGACGCGAGCGCTAAAAAGCAGGAAAATTTAACATCTTGCTTAAACGCTATCGATGCGCTCAAAAAAGCCGAAAACGTGGTAATGGCAAAGCCTAAATTTATCGCCGCGCCCGAATACAACGATGAGGGGGTTTATGAAAAACTTAAGCAGCTAGGCGAGTATCTAAGAGCCGTTTATGCTATCGAAGTCGATGCGACAAACGAGCAAACCGCAAAGGCCGCAGTTCAAACGTTAGCCACGAAAACGGCGATCATAACGTTTCAAAAAGTTAAAAGGGTCGATAAGGTCATTCGCCCGCTTAGCATGTTTTTGATCGCTCTTTACGCCAAAGTCATGAGCGAGACGGAATACGGCTTCTCGCAAACGTATTCAAATAGGGTAATTCCGGGCATTACCGCGATCGTGGATAATGTGGAGTTTATCCAGGGCGTGGATTGCGAAGCCGATAGGCTAAGAAGCGAGGGCATCTCGATAGCTTACGTGGACGACGGCATCAGAGCGTGGGGCGGCGAAACGCGCGATGAGGATTTTACCAGCATGCACACCTACGTTATATTTTATACGGCGATCGAGACGATATTTGAAGCGCAAAAGCGCGCGATCGATAAGAGGATGCGCGACGTGCTCAAAAACGTAGTCGATAGCCTCGAGGCATTTTATCGCCGTTTGGTGGCAAACAACGTCGCCGTAGGTTTTGAAGTGACCGTGCCGGCTGAGCTAAACACGAACGAAACGATCAGCGAGGGCAAAATTTACATCAAACACAAAGTGCAGGAGATGCCGCTAATCAAGAATATCACGAATAGAATTTACCGAGTTACGGACTATTCGCAAGTTTTAATAGAGGAGTTATAGGATGAAAGCGCAAGCAATTACGGGCGGAAATTTCTTTATAGACGGTATCGGGCTTTTCGGCGAGCTTGTAGATTTTGAGCCGCCTAAATTCGAACACGAGACGATAGAGGCCGCATCGGAGATCGGAAAATACGAGTTAGTTTTGCCGACCCTTAAGCCGCTATCGGCAAAATTTACCGTTAATAACGTTAGCTTAGTTTATTTTAGTCTTTTAAATACGAAGATTAGACAAAAAGTTTACGTTAAGGCTAATCATAGCGGAAGCGAAGGTAAAAATACGGCCGTTACGGCAACTTTTGAAGGTAACGTTAAAATACTCGAAGCGCCTAAATTCGAAATGAATAAAGAAGCTAATATGAGTATCGAAATGAGCTGCGTGGTCGTAAAATACGAAGTCGATAGGATACCGACGCTGCTATACGACGCGGAAAATAAAATTTACGCCGTTAACGGCAACGATCTTTACGAAGCTATCAGAAAAAATATATCTTAAGGAGTAGAAAATGGCGCTTAAAAAAATAGAATTACCGAAAACCGAATTTACGTTTAGCGACGGTCAAACGGTGGAACTCAAAGCTCCGACGCTAGATATTCTACAAAATGCCCAAAAAAAAGCTAAAGACGAGATCGAGCAAGCTAAGTTGATGCTGATCGAAATGAGCGACGGCGAGATGGATAAGGAGTTTTTGGGATCTTTGCCGATGAGCGAGTGGAGCGAGCTGTCTAAAGCGGTTAGCGCGTTTATGGGTATCGACGTAAAAAACTAACCGAGGGGATTGCTCTAATAGGGCACTCCCTGCACTTTACCCTAAAAGACATCATGAGCCTCGAGTTTAACGAGTTCGTGGATTATTATGAAATAGCCTTAAAGCTTGTAAAAGAGTTTTAAGGCTCTAAAACTCTAGCCTCAAATTTTCTCTCTTTTCTGAAATATTTAAAATACGCGTAAACACAAAATAACGGGATAGAAATATACCAAAAAGCGCAAGCTATTATAAAAATAAACGCTAGAATCATCCATCCCAAGCATAAAAAAAGACCGACGATCAAATCATTCATTTTTATGCCTCCGTTGTATAAATTCGCATCTCGATTTTAATAATATAAAGATAAAAAAAGGCTGAAATATGGCAAAATCGGCAGAGCGTTTTTCGCGCAGCGAAAAGATTTCTAAAAGGAGCGTAGCGGGATGGCAAAAAACGCGACTCTAACCTTCGGGATGGACTTAAGCGACTTCGATAAAGCGATGAAGTCGATCAATAAGCAAGCTACGAGCCTAAGCGATCAGATAAATAAAGTTACTCAGGGCGCAATGCAGGCCTATAAAAACGGTCTAAGCGAGCTTAAGGCAAATCCGTTTCAAAGCGCAAAATTTCACACGGACCTAGCAAATCTCAAAGAAAATATCAAAAAGGCCGTAACGCACAAGCTAAATTTAGACATCGAAGAAGCTAAGAAAAACCTCGAAGGACTAAAAACCCAAGCTTTGGCCGCCGTAGGTAGTATCATGGCGATCTCAAAGCCTATAAGCTCGGCGATCGATTTTGAGAGCTCCATGGCCGACGTTAAAAAAGTAGTCGATTTTAGCGGTACCGACGATGTTAAGAAGTTTGCGGACGGATTAATGAAGATGAGCCGCGAGATCCCGCTAAGCGTCAATGAGCTAGCCCAAATCACGGCAAGCGGCGGACAGCTGGGCATCGCTAAAGAAAATTTAATGGACTTCACGACTACCGCGGCTAAGATGGGCGTCGCCTTTGATATGAGCGCAAAAGAAGCCGGCGATAATATGGCCACGATGATGAATATATTCGGCATGGACGTCAAACGAGTGGGCGAGCTGGGCGACACGATAAATCACATCTCAAACAACTCCGCGGCCACAGCAAACAAAATAGTTAATGCCCTAGGACGTATCGCTGGCAACGCCAAAGACTTCGGACTTAGCGCAGACGCCGCGAGCGGACTAGCCAGTAGCTTTATAGCCCTAGGTAAAGCTCCCGAAGTAGCCGCTACCGCTATAAACTCAATGCTAACGACGCTAAACAACGCCGACGACGCGAGCGGCTCCGTAGCAAAGGCTTTTAATCAAATCGGTATCGACGGCAAAGAGCTAAAGCAAGCGATCGTCAAAAACCCTCAAAAAGCCTTAACCGATTTTTTATATACGCTCTCAAAGATCCCAAAAGAGAGTAAAACGGGCGTTTTGACGGCCATTTTCGGTAAAAACTTCGGCGACGACATCTCGCTAGTAACCGGCGCTATCGAAAACTACGATAAGGCGATGAGGTTAAGCGCGGATAAGGCAAAAGCCGGATCGATGGATAGAGAGTTTAAGTCGCGGAGCGAAACGACGGCAAACAATATCCAGCAGATGAAGAGCGCATTTAACGAGATCGCGATAAATATCGGCGCGGTCTTTTTACCGGCTTTAAATTCTGTTATGGACGGTATAAAAAAGATCAGTTACGTCGTTTCGGATTTTACGAGCGCATTTCCGAATTTAATAAAATATTCATTCGGCGCGGTTATCGCAATAACCGCCGTTAAAACGGCGCTCATCGCAAAGCAAGCCGTTTTAAGCGTCACTACGCTAATGCTCGGAAATTATCGTAAAGTATTGCAGCTTTTGTCGTTTGAGTGCTTGCAGCTGGGCGCGTCGCTTAAAGAGTGCGGTATCGCGGCTAGATTTAAAGCCGCGGGGATGAAGGCCGCCGCCGCCGCTTCTAAAACGTGGAGCGCGCATGCCGTCGCCGCCGGCGCGGGGTCTTTGAGTTTTACCGCAGGCATTAAAAACGCGATCGTAGCGGTTAGGGCTTTGGGCGCGGCGGCTATGGCTAATCCGATCGGGCTTATTATAGCCGTTATCGCGGCGGTCGGATTTACGATTTATAAATATTGGGATCGGGTTAAGGCCTTTTTTAGCGGTTTTTGGGAAGGATTAAAAGAAGGGCTGGGGCCTTTATTCGAGAGCTTGAGCGAATATTGGGAGATAATTAAAACCGTATTTAGTCCGCTAAAGTCGCTTTTCGGTTGGCTGATCGATTGTTTTAGCTCGTTCTTCTCCCAAAGCGAAGCCACCAAGGAGAGCTTGGCGGGTTTTGCCGATGCCGGTCGGACGGTAGGAAAGGTCTTTGCGGCGGTTATAGATTTCGTAACTAAGCCGCTTCAGTGGATAATAGGCATGATAAAAGATATATTTAATT